GGTGTCGTGGAACCTGAAGATCATCCGGAAGGTCGATGTAGTCCTGCCCCGCAACAAACACCTTCCCTATCGTCTGCGTCTCCTGCTCTCGCAGGTTCAGGCTGCGCGACAGGTCAACCTCGGCGAGACGGATGAAGTCAGGGATACGGACTGCGAGGTCGTTCCGCCCGAGCCAATCCGCGACCGTCTCCACCAACTTCTCGTAGGTGTCAAACCCTCCAGGGGCTGTGGGAGTCGTCATGCTGTGGACGCCTTATTGAAGGTCCGAATCGGCTTCCGAGAAACGCGGCCAGGGGCTGTGCGCAGGAACTTCCACTCCGGATCGTCGAGCTTCGCGGCGAGTTTGTGCGTGTCTTCGGAATCCCACCAGCGGATCCCGTCCTCCTTCATCCACTTTTCCAGAATGATGTTGGGGATGCTCGCGACGCGACGCCACTCGCGCGTCTCTCCGTAGCCATCGGTGCCATCATTGTAGAGCTTCTTGTTCAGCTCGATGGTCGGCTGGCAATCCTGGACGTTCCGGATGTTGATTTCACCTACACCCTTCTCCACGCCCGTTGCAATCCCACCCTCAAGATTCGACATGTCCCAAAGGAGACCCATCATTTGCCTCCATCAAAAATCTTCGAGCGGAATGACATACACCAAACTGGTTCCGTCTCCAGTTTCGTTGAACGAGAGTCTGATAACACCAAGAACATTCAGGATAATCGAATGCCCGTTATTCGCATCAATCGCGAGCCCGCGAAATGCTTGCGACAAGTCCCCATTAGCGCCCGTTGGCGTCACGTAAATGGCGTTACCGGGCGTGTCTCCAGCAGCCGGCTTGATCATGACGAACTTCGGTTTTCTACCACTACCGTGCAGGAACACCGCGTTCAAGTCTGAAGGGATACCTACACCCCCAGTAAAATCTTTCAGATCGACCGATGTATTGCCGCCACCAAATGTTGGCGTCCCGTCGCACGTCCCGTAGGTGGGTCCACCCGTATCCTCAATGATCTGGACCCTGCGACCATCATAGAAATCTGCTCTGAAGTCTCCACTGAGAACCGACAAGGTGTTCGCGTCAGTCCTAGCTACTGATGCTCCCAACGTGACGTCAAGCCACTCCAGAAACACATCCAGGTCCAAGTCAACATCCCCGTTAACCGTGAGCGATACACCAGTATTTTGGTTCACGGAGATAGCGGCGAAGTTCCGCCTGCCCATCAGAAATCTTCCAATGGGTACAAGCTGATATTCTGGTTCACATCGGACGCCTCGGTTCCAATATGGGTGAACCCGTGGACGTTCAGAATGATTCCGCCACCCTCGGTATTCAACGGGATGCCAGTATCAATGGATCCATCGGCATCAAGTGTTGGGCTCACCGTGACGTACTCGCCTGCCCCTCCGGCTGTGATCACGACGTAAAGGAACTTCGGCAGATCGCCGTTCGCCATCGTAGGGATTGCCACCCTGTCAGGATCGACAGAGACACCTTGGATCCTGTTGCCCCGCTTGTCCCCGATGCTGATGACCGGAAAGTTCAGGCTGCCCATCGTCTCCCCCCCTACGGGCTGATCACCAAAACGAGCTTGCCGAGGCCGGTTCCAGCTTGGTCTGACTCAATCGTGATGACCGCGCCAACCGCGATCAAGTCCAAATCCTCTGCCTCGCGACAATAGGATGCTGCGCTTCGTGGGAAATCAACCACATGACTCGTACCGGCCACGCCAGCATCCACGACCGTCATCGTCGGCGAGATGGTTGCGGCTCCGACTACGAATGTTAGAACGGTGTCATCTACGGCTATGGTGTTAATGTTAGTCCAGATCGCTCGGGCCAAGTAGCCAGCCCGTGGCACGTTGAATATGCTGGTCGCAGTGGTCGCGAGGTTTATAAGGACCGTAGTGATGTAATACTCGCGAAGATCGTGCTGTTCGACTTTCGGCATCACTCCCCCTTTACGGTCTGATCACCAGCACAAGCCGACCTTGCCCTGTGCCACCAGCGTCGGTTACGACCTTGATGACCGCTCTAGCCGCGACCAAATCTAGGTCTTCCGCCTCGTAGGCGTACGAAGCAGCATTTCGTGAGAAATCAACCACATGGCTTCGACCGATCGCGCCGCTAGCTGACGGAATCACCATCGTTTGCGCCAAGTCATCGCTGCCTACTGCGAAGGTGAGAGTCGCGTCGGCTGAGGATTGGGCAACCGTAGACATGAAGAAGGCGCGGGACAGGTAGCCAGCATTCGGAATCCCGAAGAACCAAGTCCCAGCATTACCAACATCCAGGACTTGTGTGTTGATGTAATACTCGCGCATGTCGCGAAGTTCTTGCTTCGGCATTGGAGCCTCCGTGCGAAAAGGGGCCGGGGGCGTGCAAGCCCCCGACCCCTCACGCTTTAGCTGATGGTCAGGTCTGCAACGATCCCCGAAGCGTGCGGGTTCGAGGCTCGAAGCGTGTACTCCACCACTAGCGCTCGCTTCTCCGCGTCCCCGGTCTTCGCCAGCGCGAACTGGCGGAACCCTCGCAGGTAGTCCACCGACCACATGCGCGGCGTGATGACCAGCGCCGATCGGTCCCGAGAGAACCGGTTCGGAACGACGCGGTGCTCACCGTAGTCGCTCACGTAGATGTCCACGGCAGTCACGAGCCGCATGTCCTCGGACCGGTCGAACCGGGTGGTGTTGCCCGAGAAGGCCGACAGCGCCTGCTTGTTGAAGGGACCCACCATGATGACCGAGGGGTCTCCACCCTCCGTCCAGCACTCGCGGATCACTTCCTTCAGGTCGGCTTCCTTGAACGCACGCAGCGTTCCGTCCACGGGCTGCGCGGCATCGGTCGGCATGAACTTGTCCGCTGTCGCCGTGCCGACACCTGCCGTGCCGACCGTTGCCCGACTCTGCGGCTGCGTCTGGACGCCAGGATCACCAACCGTCATCCAGGTCTCGTAGGGCGCGAGGTAGCCGTCCTGGTCCGTCACGCGCACCGCCTTCGCCTGCGGGGCCTTGGTGGCTCCCGTCCGTCCGGCGATCAGGATGGACTCCATGTCGCGCTTCAGCTCCTTCGCCTTCTTCGCGAGCTGGTAGGCCATCTCCGACTTGCGGCCTGCCTTGTCCACCGTTTCGAGAGTGCCCGAGATCGCGACCGATTTCCGGCTGATCTGCGCTCGGTTGTTGACCCGGATGGACGCTGCGGGTTCGGTGAACGTCACATCATCACCTTCGATGTGGGAGTTGTCCGTGTCTGCCGCAGTCAGGGAGTCGATCTGCCATTCGTGCAGAACGCTCTTCGCCGTCCCCCTGCCGATCATCATCATGAACGGCGTCTCGGTCGGCGAGATGTTGTAGATGATGTCCGAAAGATCCTCCCGCAAACCTAGCGGGGGTGCCGTGTTGACCGTATCCCATGTTCCAGTGAACATTGCCATTAAATCATCCCCTCAAAGATTGCCGCAGCGTCACGATCGTCACCCGTTTTCTTCAGGCGATCGATCTTCTTCTGAGCATCTTTCGTGTTGTCCGCCGAAGCATCCCTGCGCGAACCGGTCTTCAGGACGCGCTTCAGATTCGGCAAACCTTTCAGTTTCTCTAGCTTTTTGGGGGTCTGATTTTTGAGCTTCCGGTACTGCGCTGCTTCCCATGCGACCATGATCGCTCGGTGATCCGCGATCCCATCGATCTCGTCTGCTGAGAATCCGGTCTCAGTCAGGTACGCATGGGTTTCTTTCATGGCAGCCGTAGCGACAACCGGGTCGCGCCAGGAGGGCATCTTCTCGTGAAGCACCGAGATCTGCTCCTGCCTCTGCGCGCCCGTCACCGCTTGGATTTCCTGGGTACGTCCCTGCTCCAGGCCGCGCATCTTCTCGACGGCACCCTGGATGACCTTGGCCCGATCCTGCTGCTTCGTCTTCAGAATCAGGTACTGGGTTTGGTCCTCTCGCTCCAGACGGCTCCAATCGACATCCTTGAACTCTTCGTTGGTCATGTCGAGTAGAACCTGCGCGTTGACTGCAAGCTCTCGGATGCTTTCGTCGGTCCTCGTACGCAGATTCGCGGCTTCCTGCTCAAACGCCGCCTTCTGCGTCTTCAGCTCTTCGAACTGCCGCACGGCTTCGGGCGCTTGGTGGTAAGTCTCGATCACGCGAGCAAGGGATACCGTCTCGCCATTCGAGCCAGCTATCTGGAGATGCCCGAGAAGTTCGGCCTCTTCGATCTCGAACATCTCCGCAAGGTCCGACATGGTGCGGACGGTTCCGTCACCCTCTTCTTCTGCGCCCGGTTCGCCCTCTTCTTCCGCAGCCGGTTCGCCTTCTTCTTCCGCAGCGATCGGCTCGGGCTCTTCACCCGGCTCTTCGACCTTCGGCTGTGTAAGATCTTCTTCTGCTGGAGGGGTTTCTTTGGCAACCTTGCGCTCTTCGGGAGGCGCTTCCTCTTCGGTCAGGAGCGCCTCTAGCGCACCGTGTACGTCAAGCGGTTCCGGTTGGCTGGCCGTCTGCACTCCCATCCCAGGCGTCGATCCTACGTTCTCGATCCTCGGCGTCGTCGCGGGCAGCACGCGCCACAGCGGCCATCTTTCCGGTGTTCACGAAGGTTGTCAAGTGAGTTTCGACCTCCTTCACGGCGCACAGCATCCGGTACGCAGCTTCGCGTAGGGGGGCCGCGCTGAATTGGGAGTTCTCGATCGCGTTGCGCTGCCTCTGCTTGATCGCTTCAAATGCCTCTTGCAGAAGGGGATTCCCAAGAAGCGCCGCTGCGTTGTTGCCGCGCGTGATCTCTTGGTCTTCGTTTGGCATAGATATACCTGCCTATCTCCCGTTATGTGGACCGTTCGTGAAGATTTTCACGCTCTCGTCAGTCGTCGTCGCTACCGGACCTCAGGAACGACTTCTTCTTGACTGTCTTCTTTTTCGCCTCGACTTCCTTCTTCTCCGGCTCTTCGCGAAACAACGCGCACATCTCGTCCTTGAAACGCGCGGAATCCACGCCACTCATCTTCTTCACCAATTTGCGTACGTCGTCAATCGTTGCTGCCGCCATCACTTCCCCCTTGGCTGTTTTCTTCAGCAATTTTCACCTGCGCATCAACCTGCGCAAGCGCGACCTTCTCGTTCGATGCGATCCGCTCGCGCTCGACTTCCAGTTTCTCTTTCATCTCCAGAACGCGGAACTCAGCCATCGCCTTCGACTGGGCCATTTCCAGTTGCAGCTTGCTGGCGTCCAGGGCGAGCTGCTTCGCGTTGTCGTCCGAGCGCCGCTTCGTCTCCGCGAGCTTCACCTGATCCTTGCCGTCAGGCTTCGGATCCGGAGCAGGCTGGCCCTTCGGGTCGGTGACGTACAGCTCCGGGTTCGGAACCTGCATCGACTCGACCAACTGCAACCCTGTCCGGTAGATGTTGTCCGGCGTCACCACGTGCGACAGGCCCACCGCAACAGCGCCCTGCTGCATCTTCATCAGTTCCATCAGGAACTGGATCCGTTCACCGGCCTGACCGACTCCGAGCCCAACCTGAATCTCGACGTTCATGTTGGTATTCCAGGTCGAGGGATCGACCTCCACCCACTCGCCGCGCATCCTGATCACCCGGCCCTTGACGGGGTTCTCGCACATCAGCTTCAACTGCTTCTTGAAGTAGTCCTTCACGCCCGTCTCGGCGAAGATCCGCGCGATCATCTCGACCCGCGCGTAGGCCGCGCTCATCATCTGCGACACGCCGGTCGCGGTCTGGTTCCGGAAGGTCGAGGCGTCCAGGCCCTGGTTCTGCATCCCCGCGCCCGTGCGCATCATGCGCACACCTTCGAGGAAATCCATGAGCTGGAAGGCGCTCTGGTTGAAGGGGGCGGTTGGGAGGGGATTTACCATCCCAGGAGCGGTGACGCGGACGACACCACCCGGACGGGACGTGAGAAGGTCGTCGATCTCAACGGCCCCCTCCACAACCTCGTAGCGACCATTGTTGACCAGATACATGTTGTCCAGCATCTGGCGTAGCAGCGTGGAGCGGATCAGTTGCAGGTCTGCCGTCTGGTCGGCAACCGACTGGCCGATGAATTTGTGCGGCATCGGAATGGGAGTGAGCGACGAGAAGGGCTGCCAGTTGATCTCCTGATCGTCCAGGATGATGATCGCCGACTCGCCGACCACCAGGATTTTCCGCAGCTCCGAGTAGCCATCGCCGTCTTCGTCGATCCGGATGTAGCATTCCGTCACCCATATCTCGCGGCTCGCGGGGTCGGTGCGGTCCGCTGTCGTAACCGGGTACGACTCTTCGTCACTGAGGCGCTCGATGCGAAGATCGGTGTACTCGGGCATGTCGTCAGAAGGGAGGTTCTCAACGACGTCGCGATCGAATCCGAGAGAGATCAGGTCGGAGACCGTCATCTTCTTGCGATGCGCGGAAAATACAGTCTGATCGTTCAGCTTTATCGCGCGTCGAGCGATCAAGAACTCTTCGGACGGGATGAGGTCTGACTTTATCTCGCCTACCGGGATCCGCTGCTTGACGACGACATCGTGGAAGACCTGGGTGATCGGATCGCCAGTCTCCCGGTCCAGGCCGATCTGTTCCATGCGCTCTTCGTGCGCGATCGGCTCCATCCGGCCATCCGTGAGCAGCATCGCAACGCCCTCTTCCGTGAGACCCCTGTAGGTCTCGACTTTGGGCTCCATGCGCTCTTCGTAATAGGACTTTACGACCCCGTTCTTTTCGAGCAGGGCGTCCTTGAACCAATCGTGTAGGAGCGAAAAGCCGTCCTGGTCGTTGTAGAACGATTGGTTGATGTACTCGGTGGCCTGTTCTGCCCCTGCGATGTCGTCAGGCGAACGGGGGACGTACTTCGCTGTGACTTGCCCACCCGTGAACATGCGCATGAGGGATGGCATGATCCACTCGATGGTGTCGGCAACGTCAGTGAGGACAACCGCTGACCGGCCCTCCACCTCGTTTCCGAACTGGCGACCGTGGTAGTAGCGCAACGCCTTGCGGCGCTCCGCGTTCACCTGTGACCCGATCCCTCCCAGGGCGTTGTCGATCTCCTGGGAGATGCACGATTTGATTTCTTCGACTTCGAGCGGGCGGATCTCGCGAGTCGGTTCTACTGGGTGCGCTTCGGGTGAGTCGGCGAGTTCATCGAACGGAATGAGATCGTAGCCGCTCTCTTCCTCAAGCCGTGCGTTCCGTACTACCATCGTCTAATCCCCCCACTGGCTGCTTCCCAATCTCCAACCCTTCCAGAGACTTCGGTAGCGCAACGCGGGGGACTACGGTGTCATCGCTGATGGTTCGATCTGCTCGCTCCATCGCGACCACTGACTGGGTGACAGAATGGATGTCTTTCGCCATTTTGTCCACCCTTCCAGCTAGGGTCTTCAGGCTACCCTTCAGCTTCTCTATTTCCCTGAACATCTTGATCGACATCACGCCTCCTACACGATCGCGAGCTTCGGGTACAAGTTCCCGGTCTTCTTGCCGAATATTCGTTGACCAACAGCCAGCGTTCGCAGCGCATCAGCGGGGTGAGATGCCCAATTATGCAGGGGTTTGTCGCGGAATAGCGCCTCCCCTTGTGCCCCTTGCTCATCCAGGAGCCGCTCTTTGGTGTACTGCCGGAGGCCCTCGATCCCGATCGCGCACTTCTCTTCATCGATCCAGACCTTGGGCAGCAGTAGGCGAACCGCGTTGATCCCATCAGTCAATGGGATCTTCGGGACCACGCGCATGTTCATCCCGAGCTTCCGCGCGACCTCCAGCCGGGACTTTCCAGTACCCAACTCCCGGACAGTTGCGTCATGGGGAACAAGATGTTCCTTGTAAGTGTATGGCTTCTCCGAAAGAACCTTCGCATAATGATCCAAACCAACTCCCGAAGACTGATAGTAATCGATAAGACGATGCTCGTGTCCGACCAACTGGTGAAACCAGATGGCAGTGTAATCTGCCACGCCGAGATCCCAGGCTGTCGTAACAGGTCGCTCGGGCTCGTACGGAATCTTCGCAATTCGCTCCTCCTCCATCATCTTGCTCATCAGGTCGCCCCAGTACGCGCCCACCAACGGCGCATCGAAGGAGCAGTAGAACTCCTGCTGGACCAACTCTTCCGGCATTCCATCGGCCCGCTCTTCTTCGACCGCCTCCATCGTGATCGCGTTGGTCATTTCGACCGTCAATCGTTCAGAAAACCATCCGTCAGACTTCTGGGCCATCTTGAAGGTTCGGTATCCGTGGTTTCGGCCTCGCGGCGTGTAAATGAAGACGACCCATCCACCATTTTCAGCGAGAATCGGTCTGAGAAACTCCCACACTCTCGGTGGCATAACAGACCACTCGGAGAAAATGATACCAACGGGATTGGCTCCAACGAGACGGTCCGGATCGTCCGCACCAATGACTTGGTAGACCGAGCCATTGGTGAACCAGAGCGCCATTTGGTCGTCCCGCTTGCGAGTGATGACCCGTCCGGGGCCGACGTTATCGGAACCAGGAAAGTGATCCAGGAACGCCCGACCGTCACGTGTACGCCCCTCCCAGACCACCTTGCGACCCTGATTATAGGTGGGAAGTATGTGCCAGTAGAGGCCGACCCTTTGGAAGATTTGTGTCGCGCACCAGTTGATAGCGAAAAGATCCTTCCCAGCTCTTCGATGCCATACGAGCGCCGCTCTCTTCGTGCCCGTTTCCAGTGC